CGTAAGAAGTACAAGCGATTGATGAAGGAAGCAAATGACCCTGATGAAAAACTTGGGTACGACATGCTGCAAATGGCGGTCAAGGTCAGCGTGAATGCGATTTACGGCATGTGTGGTATGTCCATGCTCAAAGGCGGGTGGGTGTCCAAGGCTATTGCTGAGTCCACAACGTACCTTGGGCGCAAGTCCATCTCCATGCTCGTTGAGGAAAGCGAAGAGCAGGGCTTCCGTGGCCTTGCGGGACACACGGATTCGTGCTACATTCAGGTTCCCTTTGACAAGGCTGAATGGTTGTCTGAACATCTCACGAATGTCGCACAGGAAGACTTGGGGTTGGAATACCTTGACGTTGAATTGGAAGCATACTTCCCCTATTGGTTCACAGGCGAAGTGAAGAACATGAACTTCGGTGTGAAGTCATGGCCTCCGAGTGAGGAAGGCAAGATGAAGATTACAGGATTCGCACCGAAGCGTTCCGATACTCCCAAGTTTGCGAAGGGACTGATTAGCGACATGTTTCAGATGATTGCCACGGGCGCAGATGAAGCCGATGTGTACGCAGCCGTGCGACCTCACATCAAGGAAACCTATGCGGGAGGCCTCGACGTTAGCGACGTTGCTTCCTCGGGACGTATCAAGAAGGCCCTAAAGGACTACGACAAGGGTAGCGTACCGAACCCTGCGCGAGCGGGTATCTATGCCAATGAGCATCACGGTACGAAGTTCCTCAAGGGCGACAACGTACGATGGGTGTACGTTGACGGTGTGCCGCAAGGTGCGCCCTACACTCCTGTCATGGCTTGTGAGAACGAGCGTGGCGAATCGCTTGACTTGAAGGGGTACGACATAGCGTGGAGTACTACCGTTCAGAAGTGGATTGCTGAAAAGATTGGAGGCGTTTATACTGTGCTTGGTTGGGACTTGAATGCTCTCACGGCGCAGCGTGTACCTGTGAAGATGTGGTGATAAAATGAAACAACAAATTGAGATGAAGAGCAACAACGAACAAATGGCAAACACCATGTCGAAGAGCGGTTTTACATTTTACACCGCCTTGCATGAACTGCTTGACAACGCTATCGTTAGCGCAAAGAAAATCAGCGTTGAATTGTATGTTGAAAACGATGGCATGCGAGCCATTCACAACGTCACGGTGACCGACGACGGTAGCGGCATCAGCATGGGTGAACTCGCTGAAGCCTTCGCAGTTGGCGCACGTACGAACCAAGGCATCAATGAACACGGTGTGGGAATGAAAAGTGCAATTGCCTACTTTGGTAACATGAACATTGCAGCCGGGTTGGATTACATCTTGACCTACGATGGCATTGATTGCTTCGCAGTTGAAGGCTATGAGGGAAACACCCTTCACATTGATACGGGTATTACTCCGCCTTGGAGCCATACCGGTACTGAGATTTCAATGAACGTGATGCTGAATGTGTTCGCAGCGCAACGAATTACTACACTCAAAGAATCCTTTGGTGTTAGGTATGGCAACTTCCTGAGTGGTGGGGGTAGCATCACAATTCAGGAGTTCGATATTCACACAGGGCAGCCCCTTCTGAATGCGAAGAACCAACCTGAGATTATTCATGTGCTTCCAATTCATCCTCCCTACTTCCACCCCACGACGGGTACGAACGTACACCTGCTGAAGAAGGAGATTGTGACACAGAATGTCGTTGCTGATTTCATCATCGGTATGAGTGCAGAAAACGAAGAAGGGCCGTGGAAGGCTTTGTCCTACGGTGGTGGTATTGACATTGTGCAGAACGACCGCGTGGTAGTGCATCGCTCATACGAACCCCTGACCGAGTGGAGGCCCAAGAACCACACTTCACTCAACCGTCTAATTGGACAACTCATTGTGAAGGAAGGTCACATCCCCACGACTCCAAAGAAAGACAATGTGCAGCAAACCGATGAATGGCTCGCCATCAAGAAGGGCATTGCTGCCGCCATTCTCGACCACAAAATCACGGCATTCTTCAATCCGCCTGATGATAACGATGAGTACGACAACCTTAGCGAGTCATTGATTCGTGACGGTTTGGCCGCGTACTTGTCAGACGTGAAGTTGCCCACGGGAGAATCCGTTTGGTCTGATGTGAAGACGGAAGAATCCACGGACACAAACCTAAGCATGGACGTGACGGCCATGAACGGAAGCGACCTGTATGTGTTTGAAGTGAAGAAAGGGAACTTCAACGCACAAGATATGAACCAACTCATCGGCTACATGGTAACTGTTGGGTCGAAGCGTGGTGTGGTGTTTGCCAAGACCGTTCTCGCAAACGCGAAGAAGCAGTTCGATGAACATTGGAAGCCGTTGTTGGGCGATGATTTCGTCGTCACATACGCAGACAATTCCGCACCCATATACAAAATCGTGATGGGTACGTATGTGAAGGTAGGTGAATGAAATGAAGTGGAAGATTTGGGAACGAGTGATGAACACACCTGAGCGTGAGCCGATGGTACGCTACTGTCAATGCGGTGGCCGTAAGACCCGTCAGACGACGCTTGACGAGTTCTTCGACATGACGCCTGAGAGTCAGCAGCGACTCTTTCCCGTACCCGTGAGGTCTTACCGTGTCTGAGATTGAAAACGCCGTGTGCGAGAAGATTCAGCAGCGGGCTGAAGTCGGTAAAGCCAAGTACGGGGTCACGATGGAGAGGGATGACCTTGACCTATTCGCGTGGCTTCAGCACTTGCAAGAGGAACTGATGGACGCAGCCGTGTACGTCGAGCGTCTGATGAGGGAGGTGAAAGACCGATGAGGTGGAATCCCACGGGTGATGATAGTCGCCAAAGCATTGACGAGTACGAGGCCGAGACAGGCCACACCGAAGAGGCTGAGTGGTACAGGCGTAGCAAGTACGCTTGGAACCCCAACGACCAAGACGGCACGATTCTGCGTGTGTCCAAGTCAAGCCTCGGTGACTTCGGGTGGTGTCCACAACAGTACTACATCAAGCGATTCTTGCGCATCCCTGATGAGCAAACCGATGCAATGACTCGCGGCAGTAACGTCCACGATTTCGTTGAGTTCTTTTGGTCTGATTTTAATTCCGAAGAGGAAGTCATGACCTTATATAAAGCAGGGAAAACCGACGCCGCCCGCGATTTGTTTTACTCTCAAAGTACTCCTAACCCACCTGAGCCGTACGAGTTTGGTGAGCCTGAGCAGATTCAGCAATGGCTTGAGTGGCAGTATCAACGACTCATCCACGGTGGTACGAAGCATTGGCGACCCGTCGCCGTGGAAGCACATGTACACGCTAACAGGTACGTCGAGGTTGACGGGGAGCGCATTCCCATTCACCTGTCCGGTTTCATTGACTCCATCTTCAACACAGGTCATGGAACGTACGCACTCATGGAGTTGAAGACAGGCAAGTGGAAGGAACGCAACGGCATGCCCAAGATGCGTAAAGAGATGGCGTTTTATCAGATGTTTTTGAACAACAGTCCCCACGGTGAGTACCTACCGATTTCACATTGGGGGTGGGAGTTTCCCGGCGGTGCTGAGAACGGTGAGCGCAACGCCATTGTGTACGAGGGTGCGCTGAGCCGTACGCTGACGAGCGTGGAGAACGCACTCACGAAGTTGGTAGCAGCGCACGTTAGCATGGAGTTCCCGCCTGACCCTTGGCTTGGTAAGCCGAAGGCAGACGTACCCCTTGAAGAGCAAACGCTCAAGTGCAATTGGTGTTCCTACAAGGAGCATTGTGATTTTTGGTCGGTGACCGATAGATTCCTTGACACATTGGAGGAAGAATGAATGAAAGATGACGTTGAATACATTGAGAGCAGGCTGCAAGCGGAGGTGCCTCCGCCTCATCAGGTGCAGGTACGCATGAGCGCACCAAGGGGGCTGCTACCGGGCAGGAACATGTTTGTTCGCTCGGTGCTGAAGCAGTACACTCTTGACTTCTATGACGAGGACAATGAAGGGCTTGGGTACTACTACATCGTACAGTACACCCTCACCCCAAATGTGTTTGAGAAGCACGACGTACTCGTTGTGTTGAACACACTCATTTCAGACCTTGAGGCCTTGACGAACAAGTGGTGATGATGTGGCTTTTATCCCCATTGACTTTCCCCGCGAAGTGCTTGAATTGCCAAGCGGAGGGGAGCGTGGGTGGAGGCGCATTGTACGTACCCCTGAAGAGTTGGAGTCGTATTGGCGTGGTAAGAGTGGCTCAGGTAACGTGTACATGACCGCTTACGGTTACAACAAAACCGCACCGCCGAAGCATCACCGTGTTGACTACAACACTCCGCGCATTCATCACTTCGTCATGGACTTTGATTGCAAGGACTTCAAGGCTAAAGGCGTGGACGTTTCCTTCGACAAGCCGCACGATGAGGTACGCAGGCTACACAAGCACCTGATGAAGAGCAACACCATGCACTTCGTGTGGTTTAGTGGCGGTGGTTTCCACGTATGGATTCCCCTTGACCGTACGCTTGAACCCACAACAGGTGGCGAGTTGTCTCAAATCAAGTACACAGGCCGCCTGCTCATCAACGAATGGGAACGGGACATTGGTGTGCTTCGCTGCAACGACCCTACCGTAGCGTTTGACACAAGCGGTATGATTCGCATACCCAACTCGTACAACGCTCGTCGTGACTGTTGGGGTGTACCGCTGACAAGCGAACTGATTGAATCAGCCTCATACGACGACCTGATGAACTTGGGTATGGAGGCCCACTCAGGCTACGTGCAACTTGGTGAGGTACCACTTCAGTTTGAAGTGAAAGAATCCATGCTCACGCAAATGATGAACCTTGAACCCGTTGACCTACCCACCACAACACTCTCGGACATTCACGTACTGCCGTGTCTTGCACAAGCAGCAATGGGCGAAGGCAACCCTACGCATCGTGAGCGTTACCACTTTGCGACCTATCTTGCAGATAGGCTGCGCATGTTCTTCCCGCATTGGCGAATTGATGAACGGGAAAAGGAAGAACACATTCGCACCATCTGTTCGTTCATCGCTCAACAGGGATGGGTGGACTACGACACATCACGCACAGAAGAACAGGTGCGAAGTATCGTAGCCACCGGCTACTCAAGTGCCACCTGTGCCACGCTTTATCAGGAAGGGTACTGCGTGGGCAAGTGCATGTACTATGATGGAACAGGAGGAATCTGAATGCCTGTAATGTGGTGCGAAGTCTGTAAAACAAAAGGCAATCGAAAGAGCCGCCGAGTAGCAACAGGCCAAGCATTCATCTGCGCGAAGTGTCGCTTTGGCCCGCCTCCGAATGAATGGCAATGTACGGCTCTCAGTAGGACTAAGAAGCGATGCGGAGCGTGGGCACAGAAGCAACATTCCACCTGTGCCACCCACAACACGGGGGGACGCTGATGCCGAAGCCTGAACTCATCATTGACTCAAACGAACGTGGCCTCCTGTGTGAGTCCGTCGAGCGGAAAGCGGAGAAGGCAGGGCTTGTCGTTATCCGCCAATCGCTCGTTGTAGGTGACTACCAACTCGGCGGTGCATTGGTCGAGGCCAAGAGCATCAACGACCTGTTCCTGTCCTCGCATAGCGGCCACCTGTGGCGACAACTCGACAACATGGACGCCAACTTTGAGCGGTTCTTCCTCGTCGTCCACGGCTCAATTCAGAAGTACCTCGCGCAAGCCAAGGCTTCGGGCAAGAAGGTGTCCTACTCGCGGGTGCAGAACGAACTCATGGGTACGCTCGCTCGCATCATGGCTGACTTCGATTGTCAGGTGTTGTACACGTCTGATACAAGCGAGGCTGCGTCATTCATCGTGCGCTTGCATGACAAGTTGCACAAGCCTGCGAGCGCACACGGCGCACATGCGTTAAGGCGTGTTGCGTCAAACGACATTCGCATGGACATGCTGATGGCCGTACCGGGTATTGGACGTGAAATCGCTGAGCGACTGCTTGACACATGCGGAAGCGTCGAAGAGATGGCCCACCCTGAGTCGTTAAAGCAGGTCAAGGGCTTAGGTGAAGTTCGGAGGCGACTTCTCATCAACGTACTGACAAGCGAAGAGCAGGTCAAACAAGAGAGGACTGTCCGTCGAAGTATATAACCAAAGAAAGGAGAAGGAGATGAGCAACATGGAGCCACGAAATTACACCGCCGTACAGAAGCATGACATTCTCAATGCATACCTGCATCACTTCTCGCAAACATCAATGCGAAACGAAGTGCCGGGTCTGCTCTCATTCTTTTTCATTCAAGGGCAGGCTATCCTGCCCTACGTTCGCATTCCCACGGGGGACACACACCTTGACCCTCGCGTACACGTGTTTTGGATTCAACCTTCACGTACAGGTAAATCAATCGCATGGAACTTCATTAGCGACGTGTGCAATGAGGCAGATGTACCCATTGAGTTGTTCGCATCAGGTACAGACGCAGGGCTGATTGGCTCAACTGAAGCGGTATTGGACGACAACGGCAAACCAACGGGTGAGTACGAAACGGTGGAAGGGCTACTCGCGGGACGCAAAGCCATCAACTTTGACGAAGGCTCCATCATTCTCAATCCGGGTAAGCACAGTCAGGAAACAGTTCTGTACTTGCAGACGGCTTGCAATCCCGTAGGTAGTGGAAACAACACACTTGTCAAGCACATGAAGGGAAACAAGGTTGAGGCTGAGTCAAGCGTTTCAATGTGGATTACCACCTACCCGCCCAAGGGCGTAAAGGAGTACGTGCTGACCAAGGGTATCTTCCAACGTGTTCTGCTCTATTGGCGTCATTGGGACATGGACGAGCGACAGGGCGTGAGTCAGAAACGACTCAGTACATTTTGGCGAAAGCCCGTCGCCATTGAATACTCGCGTGAAGACCTGTACGAGTACTTCCGTGAAACGCAAAAATGGGTACGAGACAAGTTGTTGAATCTCGCTGAAATCACTTTCACAAATTGGACTGAACTATCAAGCAAAGAGCAAGAAGAAGTCGTTCAAGCCCACATGTGGGACATGTTCACGGCTGACGCCGACTACGAAGTTGCTCTTCATCAAGCATCTGAAGAAGTGTACGACCTGCTACGTGACATGGACCCATCCATGTCTGAAATCGTAGCGTCGTTCACCCCCGCCATTGAGAATTACCTCGGTATCTTCTCGCTTCACATGGCCGTGCTTGAGCGCAGCGACGTGATTCTCGCCCGTCACGTGGACATGGCGCACGAAATCCTGATTGATTTGTTCGTGAACCTCATTTCATGGCTTGAGGATTCTGTTGAAATCGGTGGCAACAAGGGCAAGGAGCAGAAGGTACTCAACGACATGCTGAGTGCATACAACGCCTGTCAGCCGTACGAGATTGAAGGTGTGGACGGGTGGCGACGAAAGCAGAACGTCACTTCAGCGTACATGAGTGGCACGGGTCTTTCCAAGAGTTCCGCTGAGCGGCACTTCAAGGACTTCGGAGGGAAGTTGTTTAGCACCAAGAAGGATAGCGGACGCATTTACTTGCGCAGGAAGGGTGATGCCTGATGCCAAGACGGTGTGAGTATCGGTACAAGTACTTCGGCGGCATGGCCGAGGCGTGTTGGGACTACGACGATGAGGAACCACTCCCTGTCGAAGAGTTGATACGTGTCACTCAAGTGGTCAAAGACACAGGTGATGTGGAGGGGAAGTTCCTACTTTGCCCTGCCTGTTTCAAGAATGCAAGCAGCCGAATGAGGAAGTGGGAGTTGGTGCAACAATGACTGATGTACTCGCACTCGACATTGAAACTGCCAACTACTCGTACGAGATTGGCGGGTGGGACAAGACCGCTTCGTTTGAGCCGTCCGTGGTCGCTACGTGGGACGGCGTGCAAGGCACGGTGTACTGCAACAAGGCCGTTTCAGTTGAGGCTGAAATAAAAGACCTGCACCCACGTACGCTTGGGGATGACCTTGCGAAGCACGTCGAAGGCGGTGGCGTGGTGCTTGGACACAACATTCGCAAGTTCGACCTGCCCATCCTACGTGACGCACTCGACTGTTGGACTGCGGGTGATTTGCTCGGCAAGACCGACGCTATCATTGACACCAAGATGCTCGTACAGAAGGCGGGCCTCATCGTGGAGGGTGGCGTACAGTCGTCACTCGGTGACTTGGTGAAGCACACGCTTGACGATGCCAAACTGATGAGCAGCCACGATGCTCCTGAAGCATGGCGAGCAGGTAGGTACGATGAGGTCGCGCAGTACTGCCTGAGCGATGCACAACTCACACACGACCTGTACACGTTCGGCAAGTCGAACGGCTACATTCGCTCCCGCGTCACGAAGACGGGGGAGGTCATTGACTTGGAGGTGGAATGGTGAGCGAAGATAGCAACAAGAGCAAAGCACAGGTACACAACATCAGGGCAGCGAAGACGGTGGCTGAAACAGTCAAGTCAACGCTTGGTCCGTTGGGTATGGACAAGATGATGGTTGATGGCGGCGGCAACGTCATTGTCACCAACGACGGAGCGACAATCCTACGTGAGTTGGACGTGTCGCATCCGGGCGGGAAGATGATTGCTGAGATTGCCAAGACGCAGGAAAGCCTGTGCTACGACGGTACGACGAGTACGGTCGTGCTTGCGGGTGCGCTGCTTGGGAACTCCGAGTCCCTGTTTGAGAAGGGGCTGCACCCCAACGTCATTTGCCGTGGCTACCACGAAGCCGCTCAAATGGCGGTGAAATATCTTGACGATGAGGTGACGATGGAATCCAACGACATGCTCGCATACGTGGCTCGTACGGCCATCACGGGCAAGACGTTGGAATCGTCCATTGACACCGTGTCTCAACTGTGCGTGGACGCCGTGACCAAGGCAGGCGGGGACGCTGAGAGCGTCAAGGTCGTGTCGTTCCCCGGTGGCTCCATTGAGGATTCGTACCTGTACGGTGGCATCATCGTGAACAAGGACTACGTGCTTGAGTCTGATGAAGGGGACTACTCGTCCATTTTGCTCATCAACACAGGCATGGACCATGAGAAGAGCGAGGATAACGTGCAGGTGCAGATGGATGCTGCGTCGTATCAGTCCTACAAAACCGGCGGCAACGCCGCTTTGCTTTCACAGTCAAAGAACGTAACCGATGTTCTGCCAAGCGGCGGTGTCGTGTTCGTGCGTGATGGTGTGAACGACCACGTGTGCGCCGCGCTGAAGAAGGCGGGCATCATGGTCGTGCGGCGTGTTCCTGAGTCCACCATGCGTGCCCTGAGCCGTGCTACGGGTGCGACCATCCATCAGACGCCTTCCGACGCGAGCGAGGCTACACAGGCCACCGTGCGCCGTGAACGGCACAACGACGTGTGGTACCTGTTCGTGGAGAACGACCATGTGAGCAACGAGGCTACACTCGTTCTGCGCGGTGCGACGACGCACACGCTTGACGAAGTGGAGCGAGGCTTCGATGATGCCCTTGGCGTCGTGTCGCTTGTCATGCGCGACGGCAAGGTGGTTGTGGGCGGTGGCAATGCATACGCTCGCATGGCTATGCACCTGCGTACGCATGCAAGCACCATCGGTGGACGCGCTCAGATGGCGATTGAAGCCTTCGCTGACGGCTTGGAGTCCATCCCCGCCACCATCGCTGAGAACGCAGGTCACGACCCTCTCGACACCATCCTCGCCATGCGCCACGAACTGATGAGCGGTAACGTGCTTGCAGGCCCGGACGTGGAGAACGGTGGCGTGAAGATGCTTGACGACGTGGTGGAGCCTGCTGCGCTTGTGCGTCAGGCCGTTCTGAGCGCAGCCGAGGTCACCAACGCCATCCTGCGCATTGACGATATCATTGCACGTCGTGGTGTTGAGTGATGGCGGTTTGCGTCAGTTGTAGTCGCTCATGCTTGCAGGAGCATTTGGTTGACGGTGATTGGTGCATTGACTGTTGGGACCGTGAGTACGATGGGGAGACTCCTTGACCGTCTCAAATCAAAGTGCAGGCGATGTGGGCATTGGCATATCCCACGTCGTTTAACTGCGAAGTATTTGGACGAAACACAGGAGCGAATTAACCTGTACCAATGCCGCGAGTGCGGCCACTATTGGCCTACGCAGCCTGCCAAGCCTGTACCTGAGCAAGCGTAGGCGCGGTGCCGAAGCCCGATGGGGGCCAAGCCGAACTGTCGTATGTACCGTTCACTACCAATGGGTAGTCCACGAACTCCTGATGAGTGAGGTTCGTATTGGCAATAATCGCTTCTTCGACTGTACGCATCAAGACACCTTCCTAATCATGCAATAATTCTGAAAACCGATGGTTGTTGGGGAGTTCTCAAAGCATTCCATTGACGAGAACGACATGTTCCAATACACAACAGGTGTGATGATATCACCTGCCTGAAGGTCAAGAACTCGCACAAGAGTATTCTGCATTGATGATGAATACGTCATTTGAACGGGGCCGAGTTCAGTCGTCGCTCCCCGTGTGACCCACATACGGGTGTAGTTCGTGTAGGACGAAGACCACGCCAAACCCCAACCTGCCGTTGCGTTCCTGAACACGATGCTCAGAATCATCTCGTATGTTCCCGCCGCATTGATGGTGATTTGGCCGAGCGTAGCGTTGTAGGTCGGGGCAGTTCCGCTTGATGTTCGTGCAACAAAGTTCGTGAGCGTATTCCAAGAAGCCTTCGTGCCTGCCGTCATGTTCACGCCGTTGGAGTCAAGGAGCAGCAAATCAGGGGCAGGTGCGCTCGTCAGGTAGCCTGCCGCACCGTGGTCGCCCCATCCGTAGGCAGCGTTCCAATTCGTGCGCTCGGCTGATGTGGTGACGAGGCCTGAGCCTGCGTTGGTGATGGAGGCTGCGGGGGATGCGCTGAACACAGGGTCCGTCTCAGTCACAGACACGGCACCAAGCGCGGTGTCAATGCCTGTGAGGTGAGCCTCAACGTCAGCGGAAGCAGCCGTGTAGTTCGTTGGTGTAGCCGCCACAGGCACTTCGTCGGCGTCTTGGTCTGCCGTCGCTGATGTTTCGATGCCTGTCAATTTTGTACGCTCGGCAGAAGTCATCATCACGTTGGTCGAGCCATCGGCCAAATCGTCAGCGTCGAGTACTACCGCGCCCGTTTGCGTGTTCACCGAAGTAACCGCGCCCGCACTTGCAAGCGCGGTGTCAATGCCGCTCAGGTGGCCTTCAACGGTGGCTGCTGAGGGCGTGTAGTTCGCTGCACTTACCGCAGCGGTCACTTGGCTATCGTCAACAGTCAGCGCACCTTGATGCTGCGTAACGGACGACTGTGTGATGTTGGCGTCCGGTACGTTGGCCCACACCACATGAGCGGTCAAGTCATTTATTTCAGCCTGAAGTGCAGAAGCAATCAAATTACGTTCACTAACCGTGATGATAGCACCTGAGCCTGCGTTGGTCACGTCGCTGAGTTCGGTGACGCTATCCGTAGCGTGAATCACCTTCTTGTCGGTCCCTGCATCGTCTGTGAAATAAAGGCGGTTCGGTGCATCGCTTTTGACCCATAGCAAACCTTTGCCTGCTGCGGTGGTGTGACCCGTGGCCGCGACGTTGGCTTTCTCGTCAATGACCAAACCGGTTGGGTCAATGAGGCCGCTCACGTTGAGTTTGCCGTTGATGGTAAGCGCAGCAGGACTTGAGGCCCACGTAAGGTTTGCATCGCTTGTGAACCCACCTACACCGTCAGACAACTGCACGTAGCCTGAGCCGCCGTGTGCGTTGGGCGACACCGCACCGCTTGCGAAGATGACGCTTTGCCAATTGGTGCCGTCGTACACGAAGACACCGGCTTCCTTGCCGTCCAACACCGCACCAAGCCCACCGTTGTCGAAGGTGATGGAGTTGGTGCCGTGGGCTGCGTGGTTGCTCACGAAGACCGTGTGGCCCGCAGGGAACGTGCCGGTCGGGTTGAACTGATGAGGGGCCGTGGGCGTGATGACGAATACATTACTCTCATTGAACGTGAACGTCGTGGTGGTGCTTGGCGTCAGGGACTTGATGCCCGATGGCCCAAGCACATGCGTATGGCGCGTACCCCCGCTATCCTTGGCTGAGTAGTATAGGAGTGAATCGCCGTCAGCGTTGTACGATTGCCATAGCGCACCCATGCGGCTACCCGCCAAGTCACCCGCTTCGTCGCCGGAGTGTACCGTATCAATGTCGGTAACTGCGTTGGTAGCAGCAACCGAGCCACTTGTAACAGGAGTGAAGTAAATTGGTGACGGACGAGCGAACACACGCTTGTCGTTGCATTCCTCAATCTCCATCTTGAGGTCGCCGCCTGCGCCGTTGTACACGACGCGCAGCGTAGCAAGGACGCAGGTGTTCTTGTTCGTCAGCGAGCCGGGTGCGTTGAGGAATGCAGACGGTGAGGTTGGGTAGGTGTTGCTTGCCGTGGTGACAGGCGTACCCATCTCCCAATACACATTGTCGGGCGTACCACCGTCTGATGAGACGTACACCACAACGAGGGCTTCCTGACCCGATGTAAGGGCCGTAGGCGAGCCTGTCTTGTGTACGCTTGTGGTGGTGATAGGAACATCAATGCTACCGCCGTGACCGCCTGCAAAGGAGTACAATACGCCGTCAAGGATGGCCGTACCGCCCGTGACGCGGAACGTGTACGTGTTCGTCACTTGGTCGCACGTACCGGGCAAGTTCTCAGGCACGTCACGGTCGCTATCGCCGTACGCGGTGTCCTCTTCAAGCAGAATCCCGTTACCGTGGATTCCCTCAAGGTAGTTCGTCATGGTCGGACTGAGGATATGGTCCCCGTCCGTCAGCCCATCAACGGCGGTAGCCGTGCCGGTCAGCGTCAAGTTGGCCTTCGTGTGGCCTGAAAGTGGGTTGCCTGTCATTGTTTCACCTCAAAAAAATCCGTACTCCGCAGGGTTGGCAGCAATCAATGCATTCATTTCTTCCATCATTTTCCTGTCCGGTCTTAAGTCGTGATAGGACTTAGGTAACATCACCAATCTTTCAGGGGGTATGCCTTGAGGCGTGTGAAAGTAACCTTGTTCACCGCCTACTAATCCCTCCGGCTCACCCCTAACACCAATCATCATACCCGGTGTAAAATCATCAGTACGTATATCACCGCCTGCATAGGCTCTTGCGGTCATAGGGTCATCAGTAACAAATGCCGCTTTGCCCCTTTTACCACGGTCCACAAAGGTTAGCCTCGGCTCAATACCCGTGCGCATGAATGAAACTCTATCTGTACTTGGAGTTCCATGGTAGTAATTGACTTCACCATAGGGGCTTGGGAAATCAGGGTGAAACTCACCAAGTGTGGTTTGACGCTTAAGTAACGCCCAAGCCGCTTCCATTGGCTTCATCATTCCACCTCAAAAGTTCCTGTACACCGGTACAGGGGTTGTACCATGCCCAAGTGCAGCCAACGCTGCCATTCTATGACGCCCATCATGCCCCACAGGACTGTCTGTGAACTCCCAATCGGCTCTTGGCATCACAAATCGCATGTCTTCCCCACCCATGGCCCTTCTCATGAGATTGACATAATGCTCGTAGTTACCCATATCATCTGTTCCTGTTTCTTGAAGGAAATCGTTTGGAGTCATGTGAACAACCTCAGCATCTCTTTCAAGTTCTGCTTCATGTGGTATTTCTCTTTCTTCAGGACCAAAAGACGCTCCTTCGGCTATGAATGCACCCGGAAGACCACCGTGAAGATTTTTGTCTTGTGTCCAATCTTCATCACCTTGAGTTACGAACTTGATGCCGGGGATGCCTGTGTCATACACAGGGGCTTTGAGAAAAGCCCAAGCAGCATCCATCGGCAACATCATTCCACCTCTATAACAATCTGAATCTTCATTTCATTGGACCCATTTTTCGTGAAGGGTGCAATGTTGAATCGTGCCACCGGAAGGAAGTCGTCGGTGTCGCGCATCTGCACGTACACTTCGCGCAGCGACTCGCTGAACGATTCGTCAAAGGGCACGGTTGCTTCAATTAGGACTGAAGAATCGTCAACGATGGTTACCGCAGGTACGAGCGTGATGGCGGGTCGGCCTGCTGAACCGTCGTCACTCGTTGCGGGCGTACCATCAAAGCCGAGCGTCACCTCGTTGATGTTCGCCGCCACCGTCTCAATCAGCAGACGGCGCAGGTGGTTGGAGACAGGCATCACACTTCCTCCGTCGGTCCCTTGGTCATGCCGATGGACAAACCGTTGCCACCAATTTTACCACGTGTACGGGTGCCTTTAACGCCGCCGATGAGGATAGCCGTGTTGTTCACCCTTCGACTCGTAATTGTTGTCGTCACGATGAGGTCCACTTCACCAAAGAACGACAGGTTGTGACCTACGCGCTGCACGTACGTCGAAGGACTCTCGTTGTTGCTCATGACTGTCGAGGACTCTCCGATGCCCTGCAACACTCCCTCAAGACCCGTTTCAATGTTCAGCAGCGTCAGGTCGCTTGTGGCCTCAAGCGGGTGATGGATGACTTCGGTGATGACCTTGTTATCCCCACCGTACTTGATGACCATGCCGGGGCGCATGTACGTGAGGTCGAGGTGTCCCGAAGACGTGATGGCACCCTTGCTCAAGGCCTGACCCTTGAGGATTTGACGCGCCACGCGCCGTGCCGCGTTCGTAGTGCGCACCGTATGGTCAATGACAGGTGAGGGGCTTTCGCGCACTTCCTCAGCCTGACTTTCAGCATCACTCACGGTGACAATCACCAAGTCGTTCAGGGCCAACGGTAGGCCCTGCACCGTCACGGAGTTGTCCGAGTTATCCACAGGTGATTCGCTTTGCGTACCGGTGCGCAGGTTCTCGTCAATGCTGACGTTGCTCTCACTAAACGACACGGGCACGTACAACAGGTTGCCGAACCGGTCAAGCAGGATGATGCGGCTATCGTGCCGCCCAAGGAAGCGCAGCGCGGTCATGAGGTTCGTGTTGGTGAAGTCTTGACCGACGAAGCGTGTGCTATGGTTGCGGTACGATGCGGTCAGGTTGCGCGGTCGGGACAGGCCGATGCTTGTCGTACCGTTGGTCGCGCTCTCCGCGAGTCTGATGGCGAGGTCGCTTGTGCGCAGACCTACGCCGATGGGCTGCCCAAGCCGTACCGAATCGCCGGTAAAACCAATGCCATTTAACGTGCGACCTTTCATGTTGCGGAGCGAAAAAAGCACCCCGTTGCTTGAGGTTGAAATACCATCTCCAATGAGTCGCTGCGAAAAATCAGACCCATTAAACATCAGCATGGGCTTGTTGGTGTCGGAGAGTACATCAGAACCAAAGAACGGCGAGCCTGCGAACGTGTGACCGGCTGCACTCTTGTGCGTCAGTTGGACGGTTGACTCCCCCTCCACGACCGTGTACTCACGCTCGGGCATGACTTGCAACGTGCGCGTCATGTTCTGCTCAACGGTGACCTTGGGCTTGCCGCTCTTTTGCACGCTAAGTCGCCCATAGTGAATGGCGTTGTCCACGAACACAGGCTTGCGTACGTGAGTCATGATGGCATCAGGCTCACCATCATACCGTGTGCCCTGAATTACGGTCATGGGTTAGTCGCCTCGGCAAACGGTACAGTATCAGCCCACCTACCCGAGTCGGTAAGTTCGTAGGTGTACCCCTTTCCTTCAGGTAACCCGTAGTACCGTGCTATTGATGCGGGCGTCTGATGAGAGTAGGAGTCCATAGGAGAGAGTCGTACAAGTTGTTCTCTCGGAAGTTGACTGAGAACCATTGCCTCATTCAGCCCTTCAGGTGCTTGATGCCTTCCACGAAACATGAACTCAAGTTTTCTTGGGTCACCTCGATAACCAACCCAAGGGTCAGCGGGACTACCTCTTTCCGTTGCTACACGTTTCATATCGTACGCATTTGGTAAAGTCCACCACGTACCATCCTCTTCAGTAGGAATGCGTTTAATGCCCCTACGATTTTCAGCCTGAGATAACTCAAACAATTCGTTGTGTTCGCTTTGTGGAAGTGGCTTAACACCTTCACCCATCACTTGCACAAGTCTTTCAGGACTCAATCTGCGAATCAATGTCATTTCACCATGTGGTGAAGGAAACTTCGGGTGATGTTCTCCGAGTGTGGTTTGACGTGTTTTACGCGCCATTTCTTCTTCGGTTATACCGGTACCCGGACCCCGTGTAGTCGTGGCTTTCACGATGTAATACCACGCAGCATCCATTGGACTCATTTTCACCACTTCACTTTGTCAGCCCAATACGCCGCACTCAACTTGCCCCGCTTGATGTTCTTGGCGTGGCGAGCCTTGAACGATTCACGACGCTTGCGGTATGAATCAGACTCGCCTTGCTTCTTCGGAGAGCCGGACACGCCCTGCTGACCGAAGCGAATGGTCTTGACCTTCCCGCCTTCACGGGCCACGACGACGTGGCTCTTCTTCGGATGGTTGGGCGTGCGCTTGGGCTTGTTGAAGCCGCTCACACCCGCGCGAGCAAGCCGTGGGTCACGCTCGGCTTTCTGCATGTCAAGCGGTGAGCCGCACGTTTGACACGCACCTGCGGTCGCGGGAGTCTGAGCCAAGCAGTTCGGGTTAGTACAAGTCGCCATACCGGGTTGTACACCAACCATTCGACGCTTTACGAGTACATCGCTCTTCTCGACCTTCTCTTCCTTCTTGGGCTTACCAAGGGCAATGACCACGACCATGCCTTTCTTTGCCTTCTCTTCCTTCTCGGCTTTTTGAACGCCCACCGGCATTCGGCTACGCAGGTCGTTCACCATGTTTGCGTACGCGGGGTTCCCGTATTCAAACAATTTCATCTGATTTGGGTCTTGTTGAATGGAAGACAAGAATTGCAACGTGTCACGGGCTTGCATGTAATCTGTCATACCGCCCTGCCATGCGCGGTCAGACAAATCTCCTTCCCACACGTCCAACATGGGTCGGTAGTCCTTTACTCGCTGAGCCAATTCAGCAAGTTCGTCTTTGTCCACATTACCGAATTGGTTTCGTAGGTTTATAGCGTAATTTGGTTCAAACTCGCCACGTTGGAAGTCAATGGGTACGGCACGATGACCACGGAACGAGCGGAAAGCAGGGTCAAACACTCTCACTTGTCCATCTTGCAGTCCCACGTTGGGACCTTTAGCGTCTGAAAGACTCAAAAATTGCATCAATGGGTCAGAAAGAATTGATTCCACTTCTTGTTCATGTCCGTGAAAATTGTTCCTACCCGGCCCGAACACCTTCTCCATTTGTCGTTGTTCAACCGCTCCGCGCACAGGCGTTTCAGGCACAATGGGGAGGTTCATGTCAGCAAGTGCTTGAGAAAGCGCAAGCGTAGCAAAACGGTTTGGTGAGTGAGATGAGTCATGTGGCACCTTCCGTACAGGTTGAGACTTGTCGTCGGGAATAGTAGCGGTGCGATAGAAACCTGAAGTCGTGCGGGCCTTGACAATTGTTGGTTTCCCTCCAACACCTTGCTTCTTTGCTCGCTTCCTCTTGGTGGCTGCCTGCTTTTCACCCTCGCTCATCGAGCCTGATGTACGGGGCGTCTTGGAACTGACCTTGACTGATGGGCGGCACTTAGGGTAGCCCTTGCTGCTCTTGCTTGCCTTGGAGCGGCCACAGGGCGGGTGCTTGCCGTCCTTGTCTTTGCGGCTTACGTCCACCCACTTCTCCTTGAACCAACGGCGCAAGTCCTTGATGACAAGCACATCGTGGCAAGTGCAGCGGTCAGTCACTTCTTGTCCCCCTTCTTCTTTCGGAACTTGCCTTGACAGTACTGCACGGCCCAACCGTTCGCGTACGCGGAGGGGTACACCTTGAACTTCCGCTTAGCGGCCTTCTTGCCCGCTTCGCACAGTTCCTTCAAAACGGCCCAAGATTCGTCCATCGGCGTCATAGTCCAAGCCTCCCCCACGTACCTATGCCTTCTCCCACCCAATTTTCAGGCAATCGAACCAATCTTTCAGGAGGAATGTCCTGTTGAATGAAGGCTTCAGGTCCTTCTTCAGCATACCCTATGTTTCTAAATTGACCTCTCATATCCGCCGGATTCATTCTTACACCAACAAATCCTCGTTTATCTGTGTTCACATCAGTATAAACCGTACCCGGTACGTGTGCGAACCATGGAACAGGCCCCGTGGGGTAAAACCAAGTGCCTTTATCAGATAAATCAAAATTGAATCTTTTGATGTTTGGCTCTTCGTCCCTACGGTCTTCCTCCCACAACGCGCTTTCCAAGGACAAAGGCTGCGCTTTCAATCCATGAGTGAAGATTTTTTCATAAGGCTGAACCAACTCAGGGTCAAACTCAGGAAACTCCCTGATACTGTCAAACCACGCTTGGGTAGGATGCGCACGACGCATGGTTACAGGGCCATATGGACTTGGAAAATCAGGGTGAAACTCACCAAGAGTAGTTTGACGCTTAAGCAAAAGCCAAGCCTCTCCCATCGGCGTCATGACGCATCACCCGAATGGTCTGATTCACCGTAGTCAACATCTCCTTTATGCCCCTTCGGGTGCAGGGATTGGCTGAATCGAGCCTTCACGGTGTAGTCTGCACGTCGCTCGGTGTCGTCGCTTTCCGCGCTTGTACGCCTACGCGCAGCGTCACTACGATGGTGCTGCAAGGAGTTCTCGCTAATGACAAGTCGAGTCACGTCGTTGTCCAATTTGCTTGTGTCCATGCCGTTTGAGCCGCCGAGGTTTGGCCCCTTGCTATCAGGTACGGTGTCGCTCGTTGCAATCACCATGTGATACACAGGCGCGTAGGGTGGGTTGGTGTCGGGGTTGGTGGCCCTGATGTACTCGCCCGCAGACGCACGCGCTGAGGGCATCTCGTAGGCGTACACGCCGTACTTGCCGCCACCCGTGGTCGAGAAGTAGTTGGAACCGTACTGTGGGCTGCTGCTATGCAGGTTGTTGTTGGGGCGGAACATCTCAACGTGCTGCTCGTCAAGCAGACGCACAGGCCTGAACATGAACGAGATGGTCTTGTCGGTGTGGTTCATCTGCGCTGAAGTACTGTCAAACGTGGACGTAGCGTACGGGTTGCTTGCCTTGTCTGCACCAACCGGTCCCCACCCGTAGTCGCTGACCGCAGCGAGGTAGTTGCGCGTTTCTGCCACGTACGTACCGCCAAGCGGGTTGAAGTTGCTTGTGTGGCTGAAGCGAGCGACACCACCAACCGGCTGCGCACCAAAGTTCAGTCCCGTATAATCGAGGTCGCCAATGGACTGCGAGCCTGCGGTCATGCCGCCGACAAGCACGACGCGCTGCCCCACTCCACGGTCTGCGTGCAGACTGTGCGCTTCGGTGTTGAGCGCGATGAGGTTGTCGTCCACGCCCTCCACGTTCTCGGTATCAAGCCCGATACGCGGGGCTGAACGTGACACCGCATCGGTGTGCTTGGTCGAGCCGCTGATGGTTTCCACACGCGGGCTGACCACCGCCTCAGGCTTGAGCAGCCCGTCCTCGTCAACGCTGAGTCGTGCGCTGATGCCACGCGGTACCTCGTCGCTTGCCAACTCGTCGTTGCGCGGTCGGATGAATCCGTCACCAAACACCGGCTCGGCGGTGTGGTGCGACAAGACAACACCGGTCGTGTAATCAGCCTCATCTAACGCGGTCAGCCTGTCTTCGTTGAACTGCGTCGGGTAGCGAATGCCACGCCCGTTGCCCATGTCGCCCACACGCATCGCGTTGGCAGGCATAAACACGTCAATCAGCGTGTTTGCGTTGTTGTTGTTTGTCGTGTTCTGACGACCACCAAAGCGCGGGATGGTGACACCCGTAGCGAGTGAGATGTTACTTGAGGCTGAAGCAACAATACCCTTGAGGTTGACCAACGGTGAGCCGTCGTTGTACAGTCGCTCGTACGGTGTAGCATCCGTGCTGCGTCCGGGGTCGTAGGCGTCACCCGCATCCCACGCGGGCCTGATGCCGAAGCCGCGCACAGGGAAGCGGCGCACGTCTTCACCGCGCGTGTTGCCCCACCAATCCACCAAGTAGTACATCACGGCCTCGTCAATGGTGGCAATGTCCTTGCCGTTGTCGTCGCCCCACCAATCGCGGATTACCGTGGACTTGTTGCGTAGGGTACGCACAGGCGCACCGAAGGAGCGCGTCATGCGCATTCCATCACTATACCGAACCTGCCGCTCAGCCATGTCCACGCCAAGCATGCCGCTGAAGTTGGTCTGCCGTTCCATGACACCCACGTAGGTTTCCGGGTACACTTCATCAGCCAACGTATCATGACCCCAAGCACCCGTTTCTCGTTGCACCAATGGGCCATGTTGGTAATCAGCGGTGTAGTACGGACTACCCGCACGGTACGCACGCATTCCATAGAAGGACCATTGGGGTTTGTTGTAGGGTTGACGCAGACCAAAGCGGTAGCCAAATGGAAGTGGCATGCTATTCAACGGTGGAGTGGTTGAGTATAGTTCAGTTGTAATGCCGCTGCTCACCGCGTATGAACTCCAAGACGCCATATCAGCATCTTTCCAAGCGTACCGGTCATAGCCGTACAATCCTGAGTAACTCCATGAAGACGATACTGCGCCGTACCCATCAAGACAACTGATGAGAGGACCGCCTCGACTACCGCTCGGCCACAAGTTGTTGAGCATCACCTTCGTAGCATCGTCAGCCGAATCTGATTGTCCGCCCTGATGAGTCAGGTAAGGCAGCAGGTCCATCTCTTCGCCTGTTTTCATTGAGCCGTCTGCTCCTTCGTACACAAACGCACCGACTGCAATCTCAACAGGCAAAACTTGGTCCACCACAATGTCTGAACCGTTATCCGACACAACCGTGTACTGTCTCGATTCAATGCTGATTACGTCACCTGCTGAAAGTTGGAAAAGTGGCCCTGTAAATGGCGTAGTGGTGATTGTTTTGGTAGCAACTACGTGAGATGCTACCGTACGTTTGCTTTCACCAAAATTACCGGCAGGAATGTTTGTTGGCGGTGCGGGTGTCTTGATAGCCAAACCAAAGGGTCCAACGCTACCGAAGTACGGTGCATCGTGGTAGTGGATTGTCTCAAAATGCTCAGGCATCGAATTGTACGGCTTGTTGTCCACCGCTCGGTCAGTCAACGGGTTGAGGAACGTACGGGCTGAGTCTGAGTAAAACGTGTACGGTCGTCCAAGGTTCGGATGCCACATGCACAGGAATGCATCAGCCAAGTGCAGGCTATTCGTGTCACGGCTACCTTGCAAGGTCTGAGGTAGCATGCGCGTGATGATGCTTGTCTTGGAGTCGGTGAAGATGGCTCCTGACGGGCGGAAGTCGTACGCTCGGGTAAGGCGCAACTTTGTGCCTGCCGTCAAATTGTTGGTAAAGTCAGCATTAACGGGATGATTGATGGTGCGTTGTGCGGAGCCTGCAATAGCATCCGTGTATTCAGTTGTACGACGTACACCGTTTGCATCGGTGTACTCCAATTTCTGACCGTAGTAGGGGTACTCAGGGAAGCCGCGAGCATCGTCAACAACAACCACACCTGCTGAGACACTCTCAACAGTAGCAACAGGGTTGAGGCTGATGAGGTTGTACAAGTCTGAATAAACGTCCGGTGCGCTACTCGGGTAGCCTGCGAGTGTGATTTGAGAAGCCACGTTGCCTGCGTTTGCCCGCGCAAACTCGTAGTAGTTGTCAAAGCGGTGCCACGTCAAATGACGGAATCCGGCAGATTCGGAATGCGTAGGGTCTTGATTATGTACAATGCTCCACCACGGAATGTTGGTGGTGAAGCCCGGTGTTGCATCAGCGAACATGCCGGGGTGGTAGGGCAGACTCATGCGCGTGAACGCAGGTGCTTCGGTTTCCTGTACGCCGAATGAGTTGTACAGAAGCAGCGGTGGAATGTTGGTAAATTGGCTACCGTGGTCGGGGTCGTGGTCAATCATCACTTCGTTGATGAAGATTTCACAACCACGCACGTCAGCGTCGGTGGCCTGTGCAAGCACAAGCGTACACCCTCCTACGTCTGAAGTGTAATCTCGTTTTGCTACTACAAGAGCAACTTGTTGACTTGTCAATTCATTTGCTGCATTTTCGTGATAACCGATGAACTGCGACTTGTTCAAGTTTGGCTGAATGACAATCTGATACGCACCAACCTCGGCAGGGTCAGGGAAGTGATGCTCAAGCGAATACGTCGCCGCGCCCTCAAGAACGATGGTGTGTCCCCCGGCTTTGTTGATGTTGCCCGCATATCCTTCAGATGCGAGTACGCCGTAGCCGTCACTACGCACCTTCGTTTCAAACATCAGCGTGAACGCACCACCATGAATGTCGCTTGGTCCTCCCGGTGTGGCAGTCAGCGTACCAATTCGCAGTTGTGGGTCAAGACCGAAGAATTGGTCCGTGGTTGTCGTAGTAATGTCACTCTTGACTTCATCGAATCCGAGTGACTCCATGAGCGACTGTTCCACGTACTTGTGCGAGGATGCACGAATTGCTCGGTGTTTGTCGTACAAGCCTTGGTAGGCAGGGTGCGCCCAATGTCCGGGCAGCATAGCCATAGTCGGCGTGACGTAGTGGTGACCCATACGTGGCAGGGCCATTGGGGTCAAAACAGGTTTGGAAAAGATGCTATGTGCGGTTGTGTCTGCATCCACATTGGTGTAGTACAACGTGTGCATCATGTCAGGACTGTTGCCGCTGACTTCTGCATGGTCGCGCAAACGGCGGGCTGCATAAAAGCGCGTGCTGCCCGCAGGCATGTAGTAGGAAGGCACGACCTTGAGGCCACTCACACCGTTAGCAACCAAGGCATCAAACTCAGCATCACCGACGCAGCCGGTGAACGTGTCACCGCTGATGCCCGTGAACGAGGCCACACCGCCTCGGTCGGTAGCAGCGTCGTACAAACGCAGGAAGCGGCGGTTGTCCGCAGCCTCTTGGTTTCCGAAGGTTGTTGGGTACAGGGCAGCGTCAATCGTTGCATCAACGGTCAGCGTACCGGACGCGAATCCTGTGGCTGAGAGGTCGTTGTTCTGCACACCGTTTGCGTGTGTGTAGTGCGTTGGATAGCGGTGCGTATGCGTGTTGCCACACTTCGTCACATGGAAGAAGAGCGTGCGGTCGTGCAACTCGTAGGACGATTCAAGCGGCGCATTACCCGTTGCTGCACTCCACCCCTTGCGCGTCATGTCGGGGAAGGCCTCGCCGCTTGCAGACTGACTGATGTGGTCCCATTCGTAGTCGCTATACGTTGGTCCTTGTCGGGGACCAACGACTTCATCGGTGAATTGGTGCTTGAGTGCGTCAGCAAGGCCGGGTCGCATCATGCCACCGCTGCCCATTGTTTCAGTCTGATAGGCTTGCAGCCGGTCGAATCCTGAGCGCACGATGATGTTGCCCGGAATTGTGTTGGGGTCGGGCAGGCGCACCTTCAGGTTCGGCTCCACACCGCTGCCTGCGATTGCAGGGGCAAGCCCTTCTGAGGTGCGGTTAGACAACTTGCGGAAGGCCCGAACAATGGTACCGAATGGTGAGCCACCTTCGATGGTGTGGATTTGGCCGGTGTCGTCTTCAACCTCAATTGAATCAAACTGAATCTCTTCGTTGGGCACCATCAGGACGTTGCGCAACTCGTCGGGGTGGCGAGCAGCAATCTGCGGGTGCGCCAACTCTTGCGCTTGGATGATTGGGAACATGGCCGAGTTGGTTGTCTCAAAGGAGAAGCGCACGTTGCCGTACAACTTCTCACCCGTGGTGTAGGCAGTACCACCGCTGACGCGGGTGACGAACGGTACACCACCAAGACCGCGAGCGTTCAAGGCAGGCAGCGACAGGTTGCCGCCGTCCATCCGCTTCCACACGACATGCTCAACGCTGAAGTTGCGCATCGGTGTGCGGGCAAGCGATTCGTAGCCGTTTGTTTGTGCAAGCCAATAACGGAGGTCATCGTGCTTTGCGTTGAAGTCGGTACCCCCACCTGCGGTGCGCATGTCCACCATCAGGTTGCGCTCAACCTCACTTGCATCGTTCAGCAGGTAGGAGCCAACGCTCTTGTCCAAGTCGAAGAACAGGTCACCAATTTGCGCGAATGCAGGTGTTGCATTATCGAGGTCGTTATCATTGGTAGCCGCCGTATGAAGGGTGTACTGAGCAACTTCAGGGTCGTCGGTAGCCGCACTTGCCGGTGTCGCCGTACCGCTGACAATCAGGGCCTCGACGTTCGGCCCACCCGTCGCAGGAGCATAGAACCGCTCAGGACCATGAATACGCTCGTCCCATTGCGCGGTACCTGCGAATGTGATGGCCGTCGCAGCAGCCGTACCTGCGCGGGTCTTGGAGACAACCGCAAGCCAATCACCGGTCGCCGTGATGCCGTCCCGGTCGTGTTTGGCGACCAACGCCAATTCACTCTCATAAGAAACAACGAGGAAGCCCTTGGAGAAGACACCCTGCGGGTGGTACAATTCACGCGGGATGCTGAAGTCAGTCAGACTGTTTGTGAGATTGATTGCACTATCCGCCGCCTTGTATGCAGTAGCGGTGTCTGCGTTGTTGGTTGTGTATGAAATAGACGCATATGCGGTTTCAACAGTCCATGAACCGTAGGGTGTACCCACGCCGTCATAGTTTGCATAGACGAGTGATTCAGGAGTGTTGTACAACGCATACGTGTGCGGTACGTGCCCGTACGCGGTCATAACCGTCGAAGCCGAGCCGTAGGGGGAGAAGCCCAACTTTGGATGCCACGCACCACGGCCTGCGCCGTAACCTTCCGTGCCAACCTTGAGGGAGTTGAGGTACGAATACCGCTCACCGGCCCACCCAACCGCACCTACCGGACGAGTGCGGTCAATGGCATCCACAATGCCTGCAAAGTGAACCTGCGTCATGTGGTCGCGCGTTGCGTCATCCTCGTTGTTGAAACGATGAACACCGGCTTTGCTCCATACGTACACCTTTGTGATGCCACTTAGATTGACCGGAGTAGGAAGAGTGAAGTCATCAAAAGACTGTGCATCTTCAAATGCAGCATAGCCAAACAAACGATTTGGTGCGAGCCAAAAACGAACGGTCCACGTACCGCTATTGTCGTACACCTCGCGGCTATGGTAAGGTGCAAATGCAGGCAAGTCAACCGTGTGGAGCGTACGGCCTGCATTGTCTGTACGAATCCATCCCGACGCAGGCAACTGTTCCAAGATGGTTTGCGTACCACCTGAAAGGGTAGCCTCAACGTAAGAGTACGACTTGGATATATCAGGAGTATAATTGCTGAAGTCAAGTTCGACCCAACCGTAGCGGTCCTGCCGCATCGCGCTGCCCATCGAGGGAAGATGAGTACCTCCCATGGCTTTCAGCGCACCCTTGCCGGGATTCTCGTTAATGGCCTGTCCAAGCAGGGCTGCGAGTTCCTCACCGTTCTGACACCGCGTAGCATCCACGACGATGATTTCACGGTCAAAGTCGTCGCCCTCTTCAGCAGATGCACCCGCGAGAACCTGCTTTGCAAGGACACCTGAAACACGGAATGCGGTTGGGTTGACCTCGTTCCACGAATCACGGGCTACGCGATAGTCGCTTGGCTCAAGGGGCGCGTTGAATGAGAGTTGATTGTCAAGCCATGAGCCGCCGGGGTGGTAGCCGCCGTCCATGTGGAACGTCAAGTCGGCCTGCGAAGCAATGCCGTAGCCGACGATGGGTGCGTGCTTGTAGGGGTGGGCAGCAGCATAGTCGTTGATGTTGAGCGAAGACACCGTGGCTTGGAGGTTGAAGTGTTCACCGAAGTGGTAGCCATGCTCGGGCCGCTGCCACAGGCTGACTCCGCTCGACACCGAGCCAACGTGAGGGATGCCTTCAGCGGGACTCCAATTCCACGTTGTGTACCAATGGTGACGTTGACGGTTGCTTTGGTAGGTTGAAGTCGGTGGGCCGTAGTCGTTCCTGTCGTTGGTAATTGGGTTGGGCAGTTGCTTGCTATGCGGCACCTTGCTCCATGTGTTACCCACCGTCACAACAAAACCGGGGTGTGGTTCAACGTCTGCGTCAGCAGCGGTTGTTTCGGTGAAGGGGAATGCTTGGCCCGGTCCATAGATGACGTAGGTGGTGTGGTTGGTGATGCTATTGCGTGCATCGTCGTAGCGAGCCGTTGGGTGACCTATGCGCAACACAAGCGGAGTTGGGCGTTGGTACACCATACCGGCGGTGTAGCGAGCCGTAACGTGTGCGGGTAAGTCATTGTGTTGAGTAGCCGAGCCGCCGTCCATGTCTTGTGAGAGGATGCTATCTTTGTTGTACGCAGGTGGGTGAATTGAAGCGCGGTGCTGATTAAGCAGCGCGGTACCGGGGAAGAAAGCAAGCAGCGCGTTGCAATCCACCAAAGCGAATGAGGTTGAAATCTCGTTGGCGTTTTGAATACCCGCAGTACCCGTTGGTCCCGTCGAGTATGGATGCGTATAGAAGTCAGCGTAATCGTTCTGCGTACCGTCGTTCACGTCAAGCACAACGCCGCTGAAGCCACCACCAAAGTACAACGGCACATCGTGGTCGCTGCTATCCCTTGCCCCACGGAAGTACACGATAGGCTCGGAGTCCACGCTTCCGTGCAAACGGTAGCCATCAAATTGACCCACCGAGCCAATGAGATAGAAGTCATCGTTGACGGTTGAGCCACCAAACTCATCATCCCAACTTGCAGTTGCTTCTTGCGTGTTGTACGTGAATCGGGTGCGAGCGTTTGCGGTTTGCACGCTATACACCAAAGCAGAAGATTCTGAGCCGTGGTATAACTGAATCTTCTGCCCAAAGGCCAACAGACGATTTGCAGTAGTGTACGTACCTCCTGTACGAGTGCATGAAAGAAGCATGGCATGTGAGAGAGTACCGTTTGTGATGGTGAACTCATTGCTGCTTACAGACGTAATCTTGAGCAACGGATTGTTCAAACAAGGCAGAATGTGGTCGCCCGGTCGTGAAAGGAAACGTACACCCTTGAGGTTCTCATTCCATCGCTTGAGATTTACAGGGTCGTTGTACGAATCCACAAGCATAGGCGTGGGCGTGTTAGCGTGATAACCGCGCCCGCGAGTGCGAATCTGAACAACAGTACGAGGAATGTAACCACAATCCAATTGTTTTGACGATGCAATGTCACTATCACTCAACGGGCTTGTAGTACCCGTGGTGATACTCCATGTGTTGCTGCTGCTTTGCGTCAATTTTTCGTATTCACCGAACTCAAGATGAGCCGCTTGAATACCGTAATCGCGGTGCAGACTTGCGCTGAACATTTGTGAGAGTGGTTTAATTCCACGCTGAGGATTATGCGCACGAATGATGATGGCATCTTCTGCCACTCCCCATTCACCGAGGGTTCGACCATCTGCTGCAAACAAGTGTCGTACGTCCACGGGGTACCCGTCTTCGTCATTTGGATTTTGCAAGTTGATTGCAGCAACCGTAGCATACGCAAGCACTTCGTCGGTTAGCAGCGTTGTCCAATTCAATCGAGATGAAACAATCAGTTGACACGTCTGTGCATTGGTTTTGAATGGCGTACCGCTACCACCTGCGTCTGTGACAGTAAATGACGAAGAGGTGTGTGTCACCGTAAAGTCTGCACCCCGGACTCCATAGAACGTGTGAGTACCGCTTACCGCGTTGCTTGTACGAGACTCGTATGAGAAGGTGTTACCCACGACTCCGTGCAGCGTTGTTGCGGCTCCGCTATACGGGTCCGTCAACTGCATGATACCGTTGGTTTTCGGGAAGCCAAGATACCCAAGGAAGTCAGGATGATTGTTGAAATCGGTGATTGAGCCGTCGTATGGTCGGTCGAAAGAGAAAGTAAGTGAATCATCAGAACTGTACGTGACTTCACAGTTGAGTCCCGCGTCTGCGGCAAATACACCTCGCCAACGGTTCCCAACCCACGAAGCGTCAGTCATGTCAGCGGTTGGCTCCATTCGTCCCGTAGCATCCCCTTCACCGTTCATGTGGTGACCGATGGTGAATCCACCTTGCCCCACATCACGGTCGTTGAAGTGTATGACAATTTCATCATCAAGCGTTGATGGGAGCGTCGTCAACTCGTTTGCAAACGACTCTCCCATCTTGCGGTACACGTAACGTACACCGTAACCCCGTCCTCGGTGGTCGGTAAATCGCATACCATAGAGCGGAGAAGTTCCCACCGTGTCTTCATCCACTTCACTCGGTGCGACATGAGCGGTGTAATCGCTTGTCGAACTGCTACCGTAGCGGGCGTTGAATGCGGTGTTACCCCTTCGCCCGTGTCCATATACACCCGCATCGGGGGCAAATCCGGGTACACCCGCCTCAATCAACCCACCGAAGTTGATACGTCCCACCGCCGTGCTACCACGACGTAGCCCTTCAACCAACGACGTAGCAGGGCTTTGTGCCTCAAAGGACTCATCAGCCACCGAGTTGTTGACTGTACCGCCCATCGTCGCGGACACCTTACGAGCAAGTGCATTCTTTTCCACGTCGTTTCGTGCTGCAACGTCGAGGTTGCTTGTGAACGCATCATCAGGTTCTTCCTGCGCCACGTATTCTCGGAGTGAAGTAATTGGGGCGAAGGGCCGTCCGTGCTTGTTCAATGGCAACGGAGCAGGGTGCATGTTCTCCCCCGTTACTTCATCAGGCTGCGACCAAAAGTTGCGGAAGCGACCGCCGTGACCGATGAGGTACTGTGGCTTGTAGGAGGATTGTCCCTTACTGTTGTCAAGCCAAGCGCAGAAGTTGCGACCACTTGCACCGGGGATGGTACTGTGAATGACGATAGAGAAGCCTTCGTTGCCATCGAGGTCCTCAACCACACGGCCAATGTGCGCACGGAGGTACCCCATGTGGCTTCCACGGTCATGACTGTCGAATGCTTCGTCAGGGTACCACCAAGGCGCAGGGTCGTAGGTGGAACCTGTGGCAGCAAAGTCAGCGAAGATATGGGCACTTGTTGGGTCACGGTTCGGATTAGCAATGTCCTGTCGAACGCCAATACGTGTTAAATCAAGACGCTCGCTTTCGCCGGGATATTGCTGAGAGGGGCGACGTGCGTGGGTTCGACCGTTTTCAGCACCGCCTTGATTGATGAGCCGCACAATCTCACGGGCTGCTGCCTCAATGTCAGTCACACCTTCTTTCACACCGATTTCACCGAAGTCCACGGTCATGCGGCGCACGAAATCCATTTGGGTCCAATGCGGAAGATGCTGAAGCCGCTCTTCGTCGTGACCGCTGAGGTCGAGAGCAATGCTACGCTTTCCTTTCAGACTCAAGAAGGCCGAGATGGTGCGCGTTCCATCAGGCGTGTCAAAGAGCGTACTCGGGTCTTTCAGCGTGTGCGTGTTCGGGTTCTGTTCTGCCCGATGTGCGCGAAGTGCCGTAATCAACGGATGCGAGTCAGCGTTGATGCGCGAGAGTTGGTGAATTGCATTGCTCCAATACGGGGATGCAACCGCAGGTTGAGTACGGGGTAGCGTACTGTCACCAACGGTGAGGTCGCTACCCCCCTTTTCGTGGTACAGACCTGTGTGAACAAAGTGTCCGTGGCCCTTAGATGCAAACAGGACGTTGTACGTATCAACATCAGGATTGTTCAGCACCGTCCACGATTGCTCGGTGCTTGCGTTGTACGGGTTCTGATTTACCCCACCAATGACGTTATGCGCATATGCACTTTCAATGAACTTCGACTGTTGCGTAGCCCGCAGGAACGGGTTCTCGCTTGGGTAGCCGTTGGCTACGTCAATCTGAGTTGTCAGGTAGTGTGGTGCTGCGCCGTTACGACCCATCAGGAACTTGTCGAGGTTGATGGTGCCATCCTTGTAGGCGAGTTGTCGAGTGTAACCGATGGTTGGTGTTGCTGCACTTGACTGAACCTGCATATGCAAGTCGTGGAATGCGATGAACTCGCGGTCATGGGCCACGTCGTACAGGAGAACGCGAGCATGCCCGTCGGTTGCAAGGTACGGGTCAACGTACGCTACGACAGGAGCCTGTTCAGCATCGAGGCCCATTGACTCATAATTCATCTGCACAGTTTTGTTGACGTGCTGCGCGTAGTTGATGGCCGTCTCAAGGCAAGAGTCTCCAATCAGGAAGTTCTCAAGCGGGATGCTATTACGGGGCCGGTCAGCAAGTGTGCCTGAGCCACCATTGAAGCCCTTCCAAACGAGGCCGTCATTGAACACACCACGGCTCTTGGCAAACAGTCCTTCGGTAGCATGCGGGTTGTTGATGCTCATGTTGGCCCACACGGTATCACCGTGACGCAGACCCCCGGTCGCGTACGGGTGTACCCAAGCACGGTTCAGGATAGCCTCGTCGTCAACGGTCATCACCGACTCAGCAGCAACACGAATCTTGTCGCCTGAAGTGATGGCTGCGAGGTTGTTTGCTGCCAAGATGATACGGTCAGAACCGCCCGAAACTTCTGCTGACTCGACCTTGGACACTTGCCCGAGGTAATTGATGGCTGACCCGGTGTCCACGTACACGTGGTCGTCAGGTCGAATGTTCAGACCAACCACGTTTGCATGGGCCATCAAGTCAGCCGTAGCACAAGTGATGTTGAGCGTGGTTGTGGTGCCACCGCCGTACGAGGATGAGAAGGTCCATTGGTCTGCGGTTGCAGAAGGCAAGAAGGTGACGACTTTCTTTTCCTCACTCGTTGCACTTGCAGGGTTACTCAGGGTATGCAGCGCGTGCGCAACGTGTTTCAAGCGCAGCGTAGCACCGACCAACGTAGGGGTCGAAGTAGCGACAATCGCAATTGTATTCTGCGTGAACGTGTTGTTGAATCGTCCAAGGTAGTACACGTCTTGGGTCGAGCCATCAGCCTGAATTACTTCAGCAACATACAACGGGTCACCCGTTTCAAACTGAATGTTGTTGCTCGCATCTCGCGTGAACGGTACGTCAGGGAAGAGTGACCCGTCTTCAAGCGTAATCGTGTAGGTGCTACCGCTCACAGATGGAACTGAAAGAATTGTGGATGCTGCACGCTTGGACACAGTACGCGGGGCGTGTGGGTTAGCGAGCGGTCCGGCCTTGAACTCAACTGCGCTGACATACTGACGCATACCGTAGTCGAGATTACCACCTTGCGTTTGCACGTTGGCCGCATCGTAGTAGTACGGCGAGCGTCCTTCAAAGTCAGACGATGGGGTGCTTGCATCCGAATCAATTGGTACAAGCGTTTCACCACGGAACCCCTGAGCAACGTAAAGGGATGAGCCGGGAATAGCGTAGGTGAAAAATCCGTCAATGTAGGCACCGTGACCCGCGTGTTCTGTACCGAGAATGGGCACCTCAAGGTACCCGTCTGTTTCAGGGTCGTTGATGTACAACGCGCTCATACCGTTGGCAAGGAAGCAACGACGATAGCGGCTTACGCCCGTCATGTTGCCTACGTTTCTGTTTGCCAAATCCGCGTTAGGGAACAAAGCAGGATTGTCAACGTAAATCAGGTACTCAGTTGCTTGAGTAACGATACGCTCAATGTGAGCCGCTGCGACAAATCCTTCCCTGTTGAAGCCGTACGCTGAGGATGCCTGCTTGTCTGCTTGTCCAATGTCGTTGGCACGGCGACCTACGGGCGTCGGGTTCCATGAGTGAGCGGTGTAGGTTGCATCAAGGTGCAACTTCATCGAGTTGTCAGGACCGGGGAAGATGCCCTGCTCGGGATGGTCGAAGAACTGTTGTGGGAAAACAGGAATCTCGACCATAGCCCGTGTGCTTGCAAACTGCGTACCGAGTTGGTAGTCGTGCGTCACCGTGTCCATGGACTGAAACAGTCTGTCGTTCACGGTGCTGCCGTCCTGAGCCATCGCATCGTCTGCGAAGTTCGGGTCGTTGTACAGGGTCAGCGAAGTCTGCACGTCGGCAGGTGATGAGGTCGTCTTCATCAGGCCAACCGCGTTGCACCACAGGAAGAAGTTGGAGTACTCTTCACCGTCAGCACCGAGGAACCGCCCTGTACCGCTTGCGCTGACGTTGGTGAAGATGAAGCCGGAACCGCCCTTGCTTGCGTACTCAGCACTTGCACCGTTGTCAAGGTACACACGTCCTACCTTCGGGAATGCGATGGTACCCCACGATGCAATGTCAGGCGAGCCGTTGTTCAACGGTGCCACGCTGAGAATGTTCTCCGTGGTTGTGGTGTCGTCTTTGGCGTACACGTGGGTTGCACGAATGGCGCAGGAGCGGCGCGTTGAGCCGGGAAGACGCATCAGCGGGCTTGGGTCGAACGTCGGCTTTGTGTTCACCGCACCTTGCCCCGGTCCTCCAAGCGTCACCGTGACCACGGGTGCATTCGGTTCAATCTCCTTGACGATGTAGGAGTCAGGTGAACCTTCGCCAACCGCGCTGACGTTGCGGTTCAACACGGATTCGACAACACCTGCACCGCTGACGGTGATGGTCGTCAAGTTTGATTCAGGGTCATTTTCCTCGCTGATGCTTCGGAGCCGCGTCCGTGCCATCATCAGCATTATTGTGATGGACGAGTCGTCCTCAAGAGCAGAAAGCAGTTGGTTGCTGCGCCTCCTGTCAGAAGGTTGCACGAAAAGATGCAACTTGCCCGATGGGGCAAGGTAATTGTCAATCACGTCAAACGTCTCATGCACAGGACTGATGCCGTCAGGAATGCCCACGTCAAAGACGCCTGCGCCGGTCTTTTCCTCAGTCGGTGTGACTCGCTTGTAGTTGGAAAACTCGGTCAAGTCACCATCAGTTACAATGCCTGCCTTGGTGAACGTAAGACGGTTGTACACCGATTCGTGGTCCAAAGAAACGTGAGAGGCACGTACGGGTGTAGGCGGTGTACACGGCTCAGCGTCAACGCTTGACACAGGTGTGTACTCAGCAGGGGTGCGAGTAAAGTCCAACTCAGGGTCGTAATCAGCACCGCCTGTGTTATCTCCAACCAAACTGTGCGACTCAAACATGTATTCGTTGCTGCTCTTTACATCAGGGTCAAGAATCAGCAAACCGCCGGGGGCGTACATTGTGGCATCAAGGGCAGCCGCAATGAGGTCGTACACGTACGTCCCACCACCGAGGTCGAGGGAAGCCGCAGGAACCGTCTTCTCAACCATCAGCATTGGTCCGCTGATGCCCATACTTGCACCTGTCAAGTCAATTGCATTGTAGTGAATCTCCACGAAGGGAGCCATGTTATGCGAGGATTGCAAGGCAGGGACATTGAGGATAGCAACACGCGACGTGGTTTCAGGTACAAGATGATACAACCGCGTTGTATCATTTACATCAGAAGCAGACAAAGGCGCAGGTCCCTTCAGCAAGAATGGTAGGTAGTCAAAGTTACTCCCACCAATCCCAATGACTTCACGCGCAGCAGACGGCAAGCCGTTGTGAACAACTGAAGACGCCGTGGTGCTTGACACGATTTCAGTCACCGTAGCCGTGGCATCTTCGCTAAACACGTCCGTCAAGGCGTTCATGGCAAAGGAATTGCGTAGCGAACGGGACACGTTGTCGTAGCGCATTGTCACAATGTCCGCTGCGCCGGTCACCGTTTGGTCCACAACCAAGTCCGTTGGTACCGGATAACGGCGCATGAACTCATGACCAACAACGTGCGAGAAGGTGTGTCGCCCGCTATGTCCAATTTGGAACAAGGGGTCAACATCGCTCGGCCACACGACCGCGAACGGATTGTTCGGGTCGTCGGTGGTGGTTGCCATACGCGATGAGTACACCATGCCGTGCTGCTCGTTGTCCGTCTCGTCAATCACCATCTGACCGGTGCGGTCGAAGACTTGCGTACCGTAGTGCGGTGGTTGGTACGGCTTACCCGTACCGTTGTCAATCAGCAGGTCGGCACCGACTACGACGAAGTAGTTGTCCACGTCAGCCGTCCGGTCGTGCAGCAGCCCGCGCAGTCCACCCGTACCGTTCACGAAGTCAACGTGAATGCTCGTCAACTCGATGACACCCGTGCTACCGTTGATGCTCTTGACGCGCACACGCTCCGGTGGCTTCTGATTGGGCTTCTGTGTGGCCCGCGTGATGGCACCGGGGTTGATGAGCAGGTTGTAGGGTACGTGGGCAATTGAGAGCGTTGAAGGGGTGCCTGAGCCTGTGTAGTAGTCCACAACCTTGTACGACCCCATACTGTACGGTTTGGCCGTAAAATCAACCGTAGGAGAGGCAGAATCGTACGGCTTACCGGTGAACCGTGCAATGAGTACCTGAGCATCGCTTGCAGACACCGTGATGCTCGTAGCATCTGCGCTCACGGCGTTGAACGCATACGTTCCTTCCACCACGTCAATCGGCTCTTCAAAGCGGTACAGACCGGTGGACACGTCCGATTGGGTCGGCATGTGCGACTCAACGGTGGACTTGTCGTAGTGACCGAGGAAATGCAGGGCTTCGACCGCACCACGGAACTCGCCGCCCTTGCCGCCCACGTACACGTGTTCGGTGGAGCGTGCAATGCGCAGGTCTGCATCGAGTACCTGTGATGCAATGAGGTCGCCGTTCACGTACAGAAACGCCTGACCAAAGGAGAATCCTGCTACGACGTGGTACAGGGGTCTGTGTGCAGCATTGAGGTTGGTCGCTTCGCCGTACGTGCCGGTGTTGAAACGGTTGTACGAATCGTGTACACTACCCGCGTGATGAGGATAGACGATGCCATCCCATCGGTCTGTTGCATCAATTGCCGAAGTCAAATATGCCTGAAACAAACCCGTACTGCCCTCAAGTCGAAGGTCAAAGGTTGCAGGGCCGGGGGTGTCCACGGTGCCAAGCGAAAGCGTGAACTGCCCCTCACGG